TGTTTGAACACCAGATCGCTGGCTTGCCCCAGTTGATCAGCTTCTTGCCCCTGTACTTGTCTGTCGCAAAGAATTGCGCCTGGTGACCAAGCCAAAACTTGTACGCGTGAAAGAATTCTAGACCCCCCTGTATATCGTCAAAGACAGCATACTTGACGTCATCGTTCCACTCATCCAGACACCACAAGCCACCAAAGTAAGCATGTTCCTGGCTCAAGGAGCGTGCCCAGACCGTCTTCCCCATCCGCGAAGGCCCAACAAGAATCAGAGACCTGCCACGTCGTCCAGCTTCGTGTCCCAACAGATTGCTGCGTACCCAATCATCGAGTTGTGGAAATCCACTAGTGTCGAACTCGTATCCCTCGGGTGTGACGTAAGGAGTTGGCTCGGGTCGATACTTCCAGTCTGCATATTTGCAAAGTGAGGGGAAGCTGCATGCGAGATGTCGAGGAGCCAGCTCTCCACATAGTCGGAAAAACTCCTCTCGAGTCTGAGCCAAGATAATCTCAGCCCACGGATCACCAGACCCAGAAACTCGGCTTCCGTCTGGTCGCTGCAGTCCCCCTGCCACAACGTCTCCATCTTTGATCGCGTAATCGTACATCTTCTCCGGTGTTTTCGAGCAAGGCTGCACATTTGGGTGGCATCCGCCCACATCAAACTGACGAGCATTCCGAGTTGAATATTGTCGTCCGAAATCGACAAAAGCATGGAGATGAATCCCTCCATCAGCGTGATCTTCTCGTCCAATGATGCACTCAGCATCCAGTTCTGAAAAAAGATCGACGATTGAGAATGGGTCCAGATCGCCACACTGGGCGTAGGTGAGGAGCGCATAGCGTCTCTTGAATTGAAAGGAGGAAGGTCGCTGACTCATCGGTGAGAAGGTAGAGTTGTAATATTATACTCTACCTTCCACCTTCTCACCTTCTCACACCCGCCTATATATAGGCAGCAGCATCCCCCCGTTCTCAAATGTGCTCTGCACTTTTCATCATGCCTTCTCAACCTGAGTCAGACACTCAGCCCCATTGCCCCACATGCCGTTCAGCCGTCGAACCACTCGCCGTGGACGTTATTCTCGCCGAACTCGCCGACCTGCGGGACGCTATCGTCGCAATCGGCCTCCACCTCGGCGCAGAGGGTTTCGAGCCAGACGAGGCAGAATGACTCGAAGGCGTGTTCTCAACATATCTTCAATGAAGAAGAAGGATACCATGCTTCAGTATCGCCAGTTCGGTACAGCGCCTGCGCAGCCCGGATTCTTGAATCTTAACGCCGGCGAGGTTCGTCCTCATTTCGGCCTCCACATTGTCCCTTGGATGTGCACAGCCCGCGACCTAGCGTCTGGGTCGCGTCAGGATCTGACACATCGTACGACTTCTTCTCCCTACATTCGTGGGCTGAGGGAGACCGTCCGTGTTACGACCAATACGAGTACTCCTTGGCAGTGGCGGCGCATTTGTTTCACTTTCAAGGGGAACGAGATCTACCGTCCCGCAGGTCAGCTGGACACCGCCCAGATGTGGCTCTATGCCGGGACCAATAACGGCTGGTCCCGCTATTCCACTTCCTTCACCGGTCTTTATTCCACAACCGTGCAGGATGATTCCGCCAAAATTCTCCTCCGCAACCTTTTTACTGGTCAGCACGGTTTCGATTACTCCGAGATCATCGATGCGACTACCAATTCCCAGCGAGTCAAGGTCATTTATGACCGCAAGTTCAACATTCAGAGTCCCAACGACAGCGGGACAATGAAGGCCAGGAAGACCTGGATTCCTGTCAACGGTACTCTCAACTATGACGATCAGGAGGTTGGCGACGGCACTTCGACTGGTATCCACTCTGTGGACGGGCGCCCCGGTGTCGGCGATATTTACGTTGTCGACTTTTTCAAGGCCCATGGCGCAGCCGATGTCGCTGACTCACTCGCTTTCGGAACCGATACTACACTTTACTGGCATGAACGTTAAAGAACCGGGCGTCCCATGGGGGGGACCCGGTCCCGAAGGGCCACCGGGGGGGCCCTGTGGGGCAAGATAAGACTATATGTCCGCTTGCACAGGCAGAAGATGTGAATGGCGAAGGGAGCCGGAGGCGACCGGCGCACTGTTAGAAAAGAGGACTGCCTACATAGACTATGTCACAGTTCGCCTCAATCCAATCTGAATCTGCCCCCTTGTCCAACCTTGGATCAGTGTTTGAACACCAGATCGCTGGCTTGCCCCAGTTGATCAGCTTCTTGCCCCTGTACTTGTCTGTCGCAAAGAATTGCGCCTGGTGACCAAGCCAAAACTTGTACGCGTGAAAGAATTCTAGACCCCC